TTGCCCCAAACACGCATCCCCGAATAAGAAACGAAACGATAGAAACTGCACGTGAGATTTGTATGCGATGCCCTGTAATGGATAAGTGCCTAAAAGTGGGTATGTTTGAAGAATACGGTATTTGGGGTGCTACAACACCTGACCAGCGTAGAAAGATTAGGCGTTACGAGCAGGATTAGGGTCAAATAAGCCTTGTAAGGGGTCTACAAGCGTTTTACAGCCTAAAAGCGTGTATCTGTACGCTACTTAGTGTCTTTGACCTGTTTAGCCTGATTTTCGGCTTTCTGAATAGCATCGTTTGAAGCCTTAGCAACATCAGCCTTAGTGACTGTGCCTGTAGTTGCGATAGCGTAACCGATAGCCCCGATAACACCGATCATGAGTGTTCCCCAAGCAATAATCACACCATCCAACCAGTTACCTGTTAGAGCTGCACCTACACCAGCCGAACCACCCAAGATAAACAAGAAGATGCCGAATCCACGCCAAGCAAGGATTGCAAGTACGTCTGCTACAGCTTTGATACGTGTCTGAATTGTGTTCTTCATGATTTCCTTTATACGAAACTTAGTGGGTTGAGTAGGTTCTTGTAAGGGGCTAAATGCACATCAGGATTTGACCATGACTTGTTTGCTTTGCCTATTGTTTGATGTAAGTGAGCACCTGTTGAAGCTGAACCTGACTTGTATTTGCCCCCACCAACTTTGCCTATAACTGTTACGCCTGCAACCACTTTGTCACCCTTGACTAGATCTGATTTCTTTGCCAGGTGAGCATCTTGAATAAAGACGTTATGCACTTTACCCTTATTGTCTGTTAGGACTGCAGAATAAGTAACATACCAGCCCAAGACATCTGACCATTCTGAAGCAAACACTGTACCTGTTGCACTTGCCTTGATAGGTGATAACTCTTTTGGACTCCAGTCTTGTCCCCTGTGTGGCCTGCCGTTACGGTATGGGGCTAGATTGCCGAACTCATCGTTACGAAGTTTCGGGCTAAAAGGTTCAACATACTTAGTCATGGACTAAGTTTATCAAAGCCTTTATTACGCTAAATCTGCTAGCTCTGCTTCATGAACTGCAATAGCAGACTGAATAACAGTGATGTTAGCCTGTGCCTGATCTATAACTTCTTGATTGCCCAATGCTTCGGCAGACTTTAGGTTTAGTTCATTCTGATAACCTTCGAGATTCAAAGAGTTGATTCTCTCGGTTAGTAGTTGAGCCTTTACTTCTGGAGATACGTTGAAAGTCATTTATTTTCCTTATGCGTTTGCGATAGTAGTAATAGTACCTGATGAGCCACGATATTTCAGTGCACCTGATTCAACATACAAGATACCGCCAGACGTCGGGTTAGATGTTGGAACAGTAGTTGCGTTACGAATACCGATAACCACTTCACCACCACCAAAAGACTGAGTAGCGGAACCAAACTGGATATTCCTTGTTGCACCAAAAGTTATAGCGTTCAAGTTATCTGTGCTAAGTAGAGCAGGTGTTCTAATGTTTCCAGTAGATCCAACCAACGCTATTGCTGTTCCGCCGCTATTTTGCCATTCCTGCAAGTTAGCCGATTGACTTGCTGCACCACGAACAATCAAACCTTGTCTAGCAGCATCAGCAGAAACAACACCTAACTGACCTGTAACAGCAGTAGTACCAATAGACAAAGTTCCTGAACCTGTGATACGCATACGTTCTGCTCTGCCTGTAGTGCCATCAGAAGCAGTTTCAAACACGATGCTAGAACCAAGAGCAGTAGTAGTAAAGTTTTGGTTTGCCAACATACGTATAGCTGCACTGTTACCACCAAATCCAGCAGCATCATGCCATCCTTGAGCAAAGATACCAAACAGCAAATCTCCAGCTTGAACTTGTGTTGGAGCAGATAGAGTTCCCCTTGCACGTCTAGCAGTATATCCAGGGCCTGTACCTGCACCATCGTTTGCTGTCGTATCAACATAGTTCAAACCTGTGTTAGTTGAAGTTCTTATCTGCCCTACGCTTGGCGAAGCACCTGCAAGATGGGTAGTTCCAACAACAACACCACCCGAAGCGTTGATTGATGCCAAAACGTTTGCAGAGCTATCTTCCCAGTTTTGCAGGTTGCCTGATTGACCTGAAGCACCACGCACATTCAAAGGAATCAAGGAAGCGTTAGAAGTTGTGATGTGAACTATCCTGTTAGCAACAGCGTTACCACCAAAACTGTTCAGAGATAGTCCTGTTGCGTTGATACCTGCAACCGTTGTAATTTGTGCATCATTTCGGACAGTAAATAAATTTCCACCTGCTGAATTTTGTAGTTGTAACAAGTCAGCCGATTGTGAAGCTGCACCACTTACGATTAGGGGAACGTTAGTTGCAACGTTTGCTCTTACAGCCAGAATGTTGTTAGCAGAAGTTCCACCACCAAAAGAGTTAGCAACGTTGATAGCAGAGCGAACTCCACCTGAAGAAGTGATCTGGAAGTTACCTACAGTGCCAGTAGCCCTAAAGATGTCACCAGTTGGCGAAGCGTTTGTGTTTAGAACTGTCAAACCTACGTTGCCTGCAATACCTGTATCAATTGTCAAACCTGCATCTAAAAGACGGATGCGAGAGTTGTTGAAAGAGTTAGGGTTTAGGACTGTTGAAGTTCTAATCTGACCAGAAGAATCAACGCTCATCAAATCAGCGTTATTTGCAGAGTTACGAACTCTAAAAGTACTTGCTGTTTGACCTGTAGCAGAAATAATGCTTAAAGGGAATTGCCCTGCATCTGTTGAAGTTATTGTTTGTGCACCTGTTAGAGCGTTACCCCCAGCAAGGTTAGCCTTAGCTGCTAGATCTGTTGTTAGGTTTGTAACCTGACTTTGAGTGATACTGCCTGAGATTGTGACTGCTGTTGAAGCGTTAGTTGCAAATACTGCTGTGCCTGCATTTGTCGCATAAATGGCAGTTCCAGATGTTGTCGCATAAGTTGCAGTGCCAGAAGTTGTCGCAAATGTTGCAGTTCCCGAAGTTGTTGCAAATACTGCTGTGCCTGCTTGTTGTGCTGTGCCTGCACTTGCCACTGTCCCTGAAGTAAAGTCACTGACCTGAGATTTAGTGATGTCACCTGAGATTGTTACAGCTGTGCCTGAAGTTGTTGAATAGACTGCTGTACCTGCGTTGACAGCATAGGTTGCTGTGCCTGAAGTGTCTGCCTGTGCAACTGTACCTGAAGTGAAGTCGCTGACTTGTGACTTAGTTATTGTGCCTGAAATTGTTGTTGCTGTCCCAGATGTTGTGGCATAAACAGCAGTACCAGAGTTCACAGCATAAACAGCAGTACCTGCTTGTTGTGCAGTTGAAGCAGAAGTTACTGTCCCCGAAGTGAAGTCTGACACCTGAGATTTAGTAATACTCAGTAGAGATTGATTTAGTCCGATAGATCCTGTTGAAGTAATAGTCCCACCAGTTAAGGGAGCAGTAGCAGTAATGCTTGTAACACCGTCAGGGGCGTTTGTAGCGTTTTTCCAAAGTTGTGTTGCAGAATCGTATGCTAAAACCTGATTGTTTGTAGGCGAAATAATCTGCACGTCATGAAGCTCACCAAGTTCATAACCATTCTGCACTTTAACGAAAACGTGCCCATCGCCTGCACTTTTCTTTGTCACAACACCAACATAAACAAGATGGATTGGGGCTTGTGGTTTAGTTGCAGTAAAGCCACCTGCAGTAGTTCCAGATAGATACAGTTGATCACCTGCATTGAAACTTTGAGTGTTTATGCCTTCAAGATAGCCTTCAACCATACACAAACCAGAGCCATTATTAGGAATACTTACAGCAAGCCAGCCTAGAGCTCTTGCAGAAGTAGCATCTGAAGTTGCAATAGCAGGAGTTACTTGAACGTTGTTTCCGTTAGCCCCAGAGATGTAAACAATAGTTCCTTTAGGCAGTGTTGCACCTGTAGCGTTGCGAACAGTCACATAAGTAGGATCATTGTTAGCCCCTGGGGGGCCTTGAATACCTGCAGTAGAAACACTGACCTGAACAACGTTCTCAGTTACATCAACAGCAACATCTTGCTCCGAAACAACAACATTAGTTTCAGACTCAACAACGCTAACAACTACATCACTCATCTAGTAACATTCCCTTGAACGTTGAATGAACCCTGTAAAAGTCTAGTAACTTCACCACCTGAAGAAGTTATCTCCAAATCGTAGGCGAAAGAACCTGCAGGGATAGCAGCTGATTGTGTGGAAGTTACAGCTACAGCAATAGTGCCTGCAGTGCCACCTAACACGATACCTGAACCACCTGTTGACAAAGATAGAAGTGTGGCTGTTGAATCGGCTGCTTCACGAACCTGCATGGCAGAAGTGTACCCAGTAAGGTTCAACGCTGTCCCACCCTGAGTAATCGTGAAGGTACGGTCAAAGTTAGCACCTTGATAAGCAGTGATGTTGTATGTGCCTGGATTTATCATTTAGAATCCTAAACCTTTCGTAACAGCCAAAATTAGTATTGAAGTTATAACCGCTGTAATCAGTGCAGGCATCCAAGCGTTACGGTTTATCTGCTTCTCTAACTCTCTAATCCTTGCTTCATGATCACGTGAAGACTCAAGAATCTGAATACTGTTTGCCTTTAGAATCTCAATATCTCTGACTATCTGCAGTAAGAGAGTCTGATTAGTAGGTTGCTTAGGGTCACTCATCTGGAGTCAACTCCTGTGAACAGAAACAGCAAATCAACGCTAAACCTTCAGGATGTGGAGTGTGTTTCTCATCACCCATAGGGCAGTTCTCTGTCTTACAAGTAAACATAATCATTCCCTTTATCCTGCAGCTGTGCCAGAAGTCATTTGAACAGCGAAACCTGTAACAATCGCTGAAGCAGCAGAAGTAGTGTCACCGTTGTTTCTGCAGTTGATAGTTGCTGTACCTGCACCAATAGCAGACACAAAAGCAGTTAGATAAGGTGAGTTAGTTGAAACAGTCACAATCGGGGCAACACTAAACCTAGAAGCAGGGAACACTACAGCCACAGCAGTACCAGAAACGTTAGGTGCTAAAGTAGCAACCTGAGTGTAGCTGAACGCTGAAGTAGCATAAGGCAGTTTGTCAAAGTTACCGTTTAGATCACTAGCAGTAAGCACTTCGCCAATAGTAAACACTTTAGTTGCAGCCATAATTATTCTCCTAAACCCTTATTTTACTATGCCAAAATACCTGTGTCCAAGACACCAAGATAAGGCGAGTCAAGTCTAAAAGATAAGTTATCTAACGAAGCAAGATTTAGGGTTACAGCATCACGCTCAACATCAACGTTAGCGTTTACACCGAGCACCTGATAATACTTATCTACAACACCGCCCTGAGCTGACGGTTGAAAACAAACCCTAACCACATCTCTAATGTCTATACCTAGAACAGATGTTTGTACCGCTGAACCTAAAGACTCTAACGCAACAGTCAACTGATTAGCCCGATACTCTGGCAGACGGAACTCACCTAGAAACGCCGCAGCAATCTCAGCAGGCTTAGTTGTAGAAGTAGTTAGATTATCTGTCTGACCGTACCCCTGCAACCCATAAAGCAACTGACTAGCAGAATCTTCAACCACAGCAGTAGCATTTACACCTACAACCTGAACTTTGTTATACAACTGCTCAGAAGCATAAACAACTTCTAGATCAGTGAATGGAATACCTGTACCGTTACCGTAGGCTGTCCCCTGGCTGTTTGCGTCTGCAAAAGTTAGAACTGTAGGGGCAGTTATTGCAGAAGAAACGCTTGTCAACAGACCTGACTGGCTCGCATAAACATTCCCACTCCAAGCAACTTCATACGCTGTTGAAGCCGAAGAAGTATAAGGGTTATAAGTTCCGTCAAAATAGTTCACGCTAGTACCTGCAGGCTCAACAATAAAACCATCACCATACACAGTGAAACTTGTTCCACCTGTCACGTTAGCGACAAACTGAACTCCACCCACGCTAGAACCTGCAGCTGTCAAAGATGTCTGATAGTTGACCCATTGAGTTGTTGCAGTAGAAGAAACAGTTATCGCAGTTGAATCAGTTACAGCCCCAGTGTTATCAAGTAGAAAAGCCGAAATGTTGTATGTACCAGAAACGCCCCTAAGACTGCCTGCAAAAGTGTATGTCAAACCTGTTTCGTTGTATCTGCCAGGGTTGATGTCTTTGTATTCAAATCCAACAATAGAATCTGCAGGAACATCAGGGTCAACAACAGTTCCACCACGCCACAACTGTCCACCATACAAGCTAGAAATCGCTGTAGTAGGTGAACCTATCAAACTCCAGCCTGTAAACAAGTTATCGTTACTGATAAGCGTGGCCGTTGCAGGGTAAGCAACAAAGTTGTATCGCATGGAATTAGTCCACGCATAGTTAGTGAAACTACGATCCTTCAGCTGCATCACTGCCGAAGCGTTGCTGTAAAAGTCCGCAGGTTCACTCCTAGCCACATTCTGCAAGTAACTCAAAACGTTATCGCCAGGGTTGTTTACGTCATAGCCAAGCAAAGTCTGCCCACCACGAACGCCACCATACTCCACAGCTGCAAAACCGTTGTAGTTCATGACAGTCTTGATACGGTCAGAAGTGCTCTCAACCTGCCACGCAGTGCCACCAGTAAAAGAAGCGTTGCTTACCCGATACATCATGTCTAACGCTGTCAATGTAGCTGTAGCATCAAACCCTGATTCTTCATAGTTGAAGTCCCAGTCTTGAATAAA